AGCGAACACGGCGGCAGGCCCTTGCCTCTGATCCGAGATTTCCTCAGCGGAGGTGTAGGCCAGCGTGCCGGGGATGGCACCGTAGTCGAGGCGCGGCTGCTCGATCCACTTCTCGGGATCGCGACCGGGGAGCCAGATCACTCCCACCTCAGTACCCAAGTATACCCCATCATCGACCGGTGCGACAAGGGTGATCCGAGCCGGGAAAGGCAACCCCTTGCGCAGGTCGAATAGCTCCGGAGCGAAGGGCTCGCTCCGATACAGGGTCTCCCCGCGCGCGAGCAGGAGGTGGCCCGAGAAGGCCGCTAGGTGCGTCCCGGGCAAAGCCGGGGACAGGAACTGGGTGGTGAGGGGCAGCGTGCCAGTACGCTCCACGGTGTACGTGGCGTCGGTGGCAGCGTTCGGGAGCGCCATGAGTAGCCAGAGGGCATCCCCATTCACCGGGCTCACGTAGAGACGCTTGTAGGTCACGCTGGGGTCCGCGGAAGCCGGAATGTCGTAGAACCGAATACCGCCCGGGACCGTGAGCGACACGAGCCCTGAGCGCCCAGTGCCCGACTCCTGCCCGTCCCCGCGCACGTACGTCAGGGCGTACTGATAGATGCCTGCGGGAAGCGAGCCCCCGATGGGGTCCGCAAGGGGCAACTTGGAAGGGGCCTGTAGCCCCCACGTACGCGACTGGCCGTTCGAGAACACGCCGTTCTCAACGCCGTTCGAGTAGAACACTCGGTTACCAATAGCGGCGTAGTGCATCCGCTCGCCGACGCTCAGGCCGGTCCGAACCACACGAGTGCTGTAATCGGGCAGGACCTCGACAAGATCGCTACCGCTGACCATCAGAGCCACCGAGCCGTTGCTCCAGAAGGAACGCGAGGCGGTAGTCACGGCGGTCGCCGCGTAGCCCGAGCGGCGCTGTGCGCGAAGCGCATCGGTCACGTTCACGTTCTGAGCGACCGAGAGGTCACCCAGTTCGAAGCTCTCCTCGCTGACCGTGTTGCGCAGGCCGAGGAACTTCTCGAACGTGTAAACGTCTTCATCGTCGTTATTAGCAGCCACGGACCCACGCTCCGAAGCGCCACTGCGGAGCGGACTGCTGACGGCGTTCGCGGTCGCGCTTCGCCACCTCGCATCGCTCATTGAACTCGGACACCCACGTGCGCCCGAGAGTGCGCAGGCTCGCGTCGATGTCGGCGGTGTTCGCGAGGCACGAGCCTGCGGCGAAGCTGCAAAGCTCCAGATGATGCTCCTCGGGAACCTCGGGCTCCTCGTCGGGCTTGTCGTCCGCCAATTCCTTCAGCGGCATGCGAACGACACTGAGGTGCAGCTTCAGGAGCGCCGAAGCCGCGTCCGGAGAATGGCGCAGGCGCAGGATGCGCGTGCCCATATCCACCGAGTAAAGCTGCGGCCGGCCGGCGGGGTCTTGCACGGAGACGTTGATGTCCCAGTGGTCAGAATCCACGAACCCCGGATGGATGCGATTGTCGTCGTACCCGACCCGGGTCAGGTCCATGTCACTGTCGCTCAGGCGCGCAGCCTTCACGTGCAGAATAGACTTGTGCAGCGGGTAGTTGATCTTGCCCACCTCCAGCGCGATCTCTGTCACGATGGGAGTAGTGAGGTCCTCCAGCACCCACGCATCGCGACAGAGCTTGCGCTGAGCCTCGTTGAGATACCGGAGCACAGTCGGGGTCTTGAACAACTCGTCGTTCTCGCCGGAGATCATCTCCGTACGGTCGTCGAGCATCGCCCCCGTGATGTGATCCAGTAGCTCAGAGGTTTTCATTACGCCTCGGCGCTAACCACCGGAAGGCGAGCATTTTCCACACGCTGCCCGGCGGCATCCACCACCATGCCGAATTCTTGGAACGGAAACCGACGGGCTTTGCGCAGATCGAACCCGGTCGGATTGCCGGCGGAGTCCTTCTTCGGAATCGCGCGGTCTTCCACGGCGGTCTTCAGGACCCCCACGACTTCTCTCGGGACGTTGAGAATCACGCCGCGCTGGAGTTGGTACAGCCGGCCGTTGACGCCCACCGGTACGGGGTCCACTTCGTTCGGATCGCGGGCCTCGTCGAGCATGATCGCGAAGCGTTCTTTCGAGGTCGAGCGGGACTCGTTCGCCGAATTGGCGTGGGTGTCCGCGAGTTGCTTCTGATCGCGGAGCGCCGCATTGGCCTTCTCGGCCGCGGCAAGCTGGGCCTTCAATTGCGCGATCTGCGGATCGGTCTCGGTTTCGAGACCAGCGAGTGCTGCGGTGTTTGCGTCGGTTGCCATGGTCGTTCCCTCCCTGTTAGGTTTACAGTCCGCCCTTCATCGACTTTGCCGCGTCATCGAACGCTTCGGCGTAGGCGATCTCGGGCAATGCACTCAGCGCACCCTTCACCATCTTGATCACGTCGGGCACGGTCTTCGCGGCGTAGCTCTTGGTGCAGTCGCCGATATACGTCGGGTAGTCGCCCCGCTTCTCTTTCTTGTCCTTCGCCTGTTTCTCCTTGATCTTGTCGGTGTCCGGAACCTCGACCTTGAAGCCGTTCTCCAGAACCTCGATTCGGATCGTGAATTGGCTAATCATAGCACACCTCCTAGAAAAAGTCCCCGAACCGGCTCGTGGCCGACCGGGGACTTGGGCGTAGTCACTTGCCGGCGATTAGCCGAGGGCAAGCCACGTGCACTGCTTGTCTTCGATGGCAGCCGCCGCAGCGATGGTCACGCCATGCGCCGCCTTGGTACCCGGCAGCGCGGTGCGTGTATCGTTGACCACGGTGCTCGGGCCCGGGTAGGCCACGTTGTTGCGAACGCCCGCGTTGGTCGCGTCGGGGGTACCCGGCGTGCCGGACTGGAACCCGGAACCATCGCTCACTTGGATCGCCACGTCGGCGGTGTCCAGAGTGCGCGTGCCGGCGGCGACGGTCTTGATCGTCGTTCCTGACGCCATGCCCTCGAACCACTCGTACTTGATGCGGTCGGTCAGGTTTTCCCACACGAAGTAGCGGGGCTTGAAGCCGAGTTCGATGCTGACCGCAACGGCGGTCGCGTCGTTGAGGAACCGACCGGTGGCGCGCTGGAAATCGCCGCCGTTGCTGTCGGAGTAGTTCTTCGTGATAGCCATGAGTGTCTCCTTGTTCGATGAATGAGGTGGCCGATCAGCCGGGGGCGGTTAAGCCCCCAGCGTCACCGGGTTAGTTCGTCGCTGCGACCTCGGCGCGGACCATCCACGCGTCGTTCAGGATGACCGAGGTCTGCATGGTCTTCCAGCCGGCCGTACCCTTCTGGCCCAGCGGGTCGCCCACAGCGGGCTTCGGGTTCACGACCATGATCGCGAGGGAGTCCTTGCCCTTGAGCGGCACGATCCCGTACGCGTCCTTGGCGATGTACAGCACCGGGTACACGTCCGCGTTGGAACCGGTCGTCGAGATCATCGCGCCAGCGGTACCGCCGGCATCGGGGAACGAAGTGAAGATCGTCGAGCGCAGGTAGCGCACGTCTTCGACCGCGCCGATCTCGTTGGCCCACGGCGTCACCGTACCGTATTGCTTGGTCGGGATGAAGCCGGTGATGTTGCGGATGTCGTTCTCCACGTCCGGGTGGACGAGAGCGATGAACGCCGCTTCCACGGGTTCGGTACGGAAGGCCGGAGTCGAGCCGACCACCGAGGTGATCTGCATCGCGTTCTGGCGCTTCAGCGCGCGCGTCGCCTTGCGCTGGAGGGCCAGCGTCAGCGGCGTGTTCACGTCCGTACGGACGGAGCCGTTGGCGAAGAACACGTTCGTGCCCGCCTTGATCTTGTTGTAGCGCAGGGTTTCGACCGACTGCGCAGCCTGCTCGCCCAGCACCTCGGTGAGTTGCTGGAGGAAGGGGTCTTCATGCGTGTCCTCGATCACGTCCGAGAACGGCACGAAGTCGCCGTGCTGCTCCAGAGTGGCCGTAACGTCCGTCACGGTCACGCGGCTGCCGGCCGGCGTCACACCCTCGACCAGCGGGGTCAGAGCGAGCGGCAGGGCGTTGTAACGCCGGAACTTGGCGACCTTGGTCGAACGGTTCGGCATCACGTACACCTGACCGAACTTCTCGATCACGAGGTGGGGCACCCCGCGCGTCAGCATCTTGGCGACGGCGTGGGCGGCGGTACGCGGCGAGATGTCGCCGTAGGTCATCGGTGCGGGCATGGTTCAGTCTCCTTCTAGTGAAAGGCGGGGGTTACTTCTCCGAGGTTGCGAGGGCAGCCGGGTTGGTCAGCGCGGCGTAGTTCGTGTCCGTCACCGTCGCATCGAGGTCGAGCTTCGCCGTCAACAGGAGAAACGAGGCCCGCAGCTTGGCGAGATCGTTGGCGATGTCGGCCAAGATTTTCTTCTGATCCGGATCGACCTTTGCGTGAGCGATGATGCTTGCCATGTGGCCTCCTTATTTGTCCTGCGCAGTCGCTTCCGCGAAAGCTCCGTCGAAGTCATTCGGATCGGAACCCTGTGGGGTCGGCGTGGTGCGCTTCGACTGCACGGGCGCAAGCTCCGCGGCCTTTTTGGCAGCGGCGGCGCGCGCAGCGGCCGTCTGTTGATC